TGTGATGCGTTCGCGTTCTTCATGGGGGCCAAATTATGAGTGATTCGACCGAAACCGGGGCGGTAATGGGGCGTCCTCGTATGTCTCTGAACTGGCAAGAGATCGCCGGGCTTTGTGAAATCCACTGCACGAAAAAGGAAATCTGTAATGTACTGAAGATCAGCGAAGACACGCTAGATCGACACTGCCGGGAAGAGCAGGGCGTCACTTTCCGCGTCTTCTATGGGTGGCACGCTGACAATGGCAAAAAATCACTGCGCCGTAAGCAGTGGGATGTAGCCTTAAAAGAGGGCAACGTCACCATGCTGCGTTGGTTGGGGATTAACGAACTAGGACAATCCGACAAACAAGAGACAACGGCAACCGTTCACGTCTCAGGCTTCGAAGTGATACCGGATTCTGATAGTCAGGAATGAAGGTAAAACTAAGAGCGCGGGCAAGCGTTCCCCAGTCCGATCTAGTCAATAGCACCTCACCATTCCCCGCATTCGTTGGGGGCTTTGGTTCCGGCAAGACTCACGCCTTGATCTTGCGCACTTTGTCCAAACTGTTCGGGGATGGGAGAGATTTTGCCTACTATCTCCCGACGTATGATCTAGTCCGCACGATTGGCTATCCCCGTTTTACAGAAACCCTGCAATCTATGGGGGTTCCCTACTCGGTCAACAAAGCCGCGCATACTATCGAAGTGAACGGCAAAACCCTGTATTTCAGAACGCTAGACAATCCCGACAGAATCGTCGGCTATGAGGTATCGGATAGCGCAGTCGATGAGCTGGACACGCTACCTACTGAGAAAGCCCGCCGAGCATGGCAACAGGTCATCGCACGAAACCGACAAAAGAAGGAAAACGGGATTAATACGGTCGCAGTCGGGACTACTCCCGAGGGCTTCCGCTTTGTCTATGAGCAATGGGTGAAGAACAAGACTCCATCCTATGAGCTGATACAGGCCCCAACAGAGAGCAACGCAAAGCACCTGCCGCCGGGGTACGTTGAAACATTACGCGAAACCTATCCGCCTAATCTGTTGAAGGCATACCTTGACGGGGAATTCGTCAATCTCACGAGCGGAACGGTCTACAGCTCATACAGCCGAGAGAGACACGAGAGCCGGGAGAGAATCCAGCCAAACGAGCCGCTTTATATTGGGTGCGACTTCAACGTCACCAAACAGGCCGCTACGGTCTACGTCAAACGGGGCGAAGCATGGCATGCGGTACAGGAGCTGGTAAACATGTTCGACACTCGGGAGATGGTGGCCCTGATTCAGGAGAAATGGCAACGCAACGGCCATTCTATTTTTGTCTATCCGGATGCCAGCGGGGGAAGCCGGAAAACGGTAGACGCGTCAATCTCAGACATCGCATTACTAGAGCAAGCGGGCTTTTTCGTAAGGGCAAAGCGACAGAATCCAGCGGTGAGGGATCGAATCATCGCAACGAATGCCGCTTTCGATAAGGGCAAGCTATTTGTCAATTCCCATGCCTGCCCAACGGTTGCGGAATGTTTAGAGCAACAGGTCTACAAGAATGGGGAGCCGGACAAGAGTAGCGGAAAGGATCACCAGAACGACGCTACCACTTACCCCATCGCGTATGAAATGCCGATTGTTAAACCCGTTGCAAGTGTGAATTTCAATTTTGCCGTGTAGAATCGCCCGGATGGAGGGCTAAAATATGCCAGTATCGACACAACATCCCGACTATTCCAAATATCTACCGATATGGACGCGCACCCGTGATGCGGTACGCGGATCGGTAGCGGTAAAAGAGAAAAAGCACGTTTATCTGCCCGTTCCCGATAACGATTCATCTAACGAATCAAAAGGGACAGAGACCTCCCGCTATCGGCAGTACATTAAACGCGCAGTCTTTACTAATTTCACCGGGCGCACAAAGAATGCCCTAGTGGGGGCCGCCTTCCGTAAGGATTCAGAGCTAGAGATACCCGATGCGCTGGAATATCTGCGTGAAGATGCTACCGGGGATGGCCTGTCGATTTTCCAGCTCGCTAAAGATGAGCTATCGAATCTGCTAGAAACGGGACGTGTAGGGATTCTGGTGGACTATCCTGAAACACCAGACGGGGTGAGCGCAGAACAGGCCGAATACTTCCACGCCAATATCGTCCCATATACAGCGGAAGCGGTGATTAATTGGAAGACTGAAACGATCAATGGCCGCAAGCTATTGGTTTTGGTTGTTCTAGCGGAATCCTATATCGAATCAGACGATGAATTCGCACACGACAGCAAAACACAGTACCGCGTCCTGCGGTTAGGGGAAGAGGGCTACAGCCAACAGCTCTACCGTGATGACATGCCATACGGGGAGGAGATCTTCCCAACGAAATCCGACGGTTCCCGCTGGGATGAAATCCCGTTTATTTTCATTGGATCGAAGAACAACGACTCTACCGTAGACGATGCGCCTCTAGCAGATATTGCTGAAGTGAATATGGCGCACTACAGAAATTCAGCAGATTACGAAGAAAGCTGTTTTCTTACGGGCCAGCCGTCTCTGTTTATCACGACGTCCCTATCTGCCGAGCAATGGAACGCACTAAATCCTAACGGGATCAAGCTAGGCTCTAGAGCGGGGCATGTTCTGGGCGAGAATGGTTCCGCGACTTTGCTACAAGCCGACCCGAATAGCCTTGTAATGGAGGCCATGCGGAATAAAGAATCCGCGATGGTGATGATCGGGGCCAGAATTATCACCGACAGGACTGCAAACGAAACCGCCGAAGGCGCACGTATTCGCTTTGCGTCTGAGAATTCGGTTCTGGGAGACCTCGTACACAACCTGTCCGAGGGCATTACGGTAGCGATTGGCTGGGCGGGTGAATTCATGGGGGCAGACACCAAAGAGTCCTATTTCTCAATCAATGACGAGTTTTACGACAAAGATGTAGACCCTCAACTCCTGATGGGTATGGTCACTCTTCTAGACCGAGGCATCGTTGCCGAACAGGACATTTTTGACCGACTCAAGTCTGGCGGGGTTATTGACCCAGAAAGAACGCTAGAAATGGTCAAGGAAGAGCGCTCAACCGCAAACCCATTGGTGTAATCATGGCAAAAATCGACAAATCGAAGATGAAATGCAATGTTCCCAAGCGGACGCCTAGCCATCCAACGAAATCTCACGTTGTCAAGGCTTGCGAGGGCGGAAAGGAAAAGGTTATCCGATTTGGGCAGCAGGGCGTAAAAGGTTCCCCGCCCAAAAAGGGTGAATCTGAGTCTGCTAAAGCCCGTAGAGCTGCATTTAAGGCCCGTCACGCCAAAAATATTGCGAAAGGCAAAATGTCGGCTGCATTCTGGGCCGACAAGGTTAAGTGGACAATAGTTCTAACTGGTAGTATTCTCCTGTCAGGAGGTAGCTATCATGTCGAATTTCAACCTGAAAGTTCCTACAGTATGTCCGCGGTGCAAGAAAGAGCGATTGGCTAGAGGTGATGTTGTTCGCAAGGCGGAGCGAGAAGGGAAAGAGCTGTATTGCAAGCCGTGTCGCAATCAAACAAGATTTGCCGAAAACCCGCATCCAACAAAGGGAACGGGCATCAAAAATGATCCTGACAAATTGCCTGCATACAAAAGCTATTTGCGAGCAAAAAGAAGGAGTAGGCAGGGAGCAGAGCATCATCCTGCCTATGAGAATGTCGAATTCCGCTTTAGGGACTTCAATGAATTCTTCGCAGAGCTTGGGCCTCGTCCAGACGGATGCTCTATCGACAGAATCAACCCACTTGGGCATTACGAACCGGGAAATGTTCGGTGGGCAACAAGACAGCAACAAGTTGAAAACAGGCTTCCTAGAAATTACTGGAAGCGTTAAATGGTAAGTGACTTAATAGATGCCATCACTCGGCATCAAATCTTCGTCCAACGCTATGCAGATGGCCGACAGGCCGAGGTAGCCGAGGAAGTCGACTCATTTATTGCACAAATCGTTGAGGCACTAGAGGCCGAGGACATCACCTCCTACTCTCAGGCAAGACTTGAGATCTTATTGGTTGAACTCAGAGAGACATCTGACCGCCTTCACGAAGAGGCCGAAAA